GAAATGATTACAATGAATACCGTCCGCACAGCGCACTAACATACCTTCCGCCAGCCGAATTTGCCAGGAATCATGCGGCTTATGGGCCATAATCAACCTCGGTTTTTCTCATTAAAATTGGACTCATTTTCGGGGGACACCCACGACCTCGGTTTTTCTCATTGATATTGGACTACTTTTTGGGAGACACCTATGAGTTTGCTAGAGTTTATTAAGGAAATTAACAAGAACTATGCTGGCGTGCTTTCGTTAATAACAACACTTTTATTGGTTTGGGTAACGATTAGGTATGTTGTATACACGAGAAAGCAAGCAAACTATGCAAAAGAATCAGTGGATTCTATGGCAAAACAGTTTATGGTAGAGAAACAACCATGTATTGTTCCAAAAATCCTTGGTTCACATGGTTGTGCTTTTGATACATCAACATATACAAGAATTCAACTGAGCATTGACATTCTGTTAACAAATGTTGGTGATGCTCCTGCAATCAATGTTTACACGACGGCAGAAATTTCTTTGCAACATTCAACTGATTCTTCAGGGGCTAACATTACAGTAAATGCTGCTCTTCTTCCAGATTATACGCAGGCTATTCTAATTGGTGGCAAAGAAAAAACGAGCATACACTTTGAAACAAACGAAGTATTGATGCTTGTTGATGATTTGAAAACAAACATGGATTTGAACTGGAAACGCATCGAAATCAATCCAACCCAACATCATATTGTTGGTGCAATTTTGATAATAAATACATACTGTAGGAACATAATGGGTCAGTGGTTTAAGGGCAGCTTGGCACAAGAAATTGCTTGGCTTGAGCATACAAAGCCGTCGAAGAAAGAAAGCTGTAACATGAATGAACATACAATACCTCCAGATACAATTCATGTTGGTGATGTATTTAAAGTGTTATTCACCACGTCAAAGCGAGCACCTTTTGATTACCGAATGATTTCTGAAGCGAACGTTACTTCAATGTTATCAGATTTTGCAGATGAAAGCCCCTGGATTTCGAATCATGGTTGTGATATGGAATCATAATCTGAAAACAATATAGAAGAAAGGTAAGCGGTATACATTCACACCACCCTATATATTAACGCATCCTTGCATAGCCAAAGCCAATAATTGAAAATTTCAATGACGAATGGACACTTTGAACGCTGATTGTTACGACTCTACTTCTACTCGCTATGGACGAAACCTTTGATTTATATAGCTTTCTCTCTCCCCTGCTAAGGGAGTAGGCTGGGTTAACCGGCGCGAGAGTTCAAATCTCTCCTTCTCCGCCAAAGCCCGTCGCAAAACGATTTGCGACGGGCTTTCTTGTTTGGGTGAGTGTGGGGGAATATGCGGGTTAACGTTTCTACTGTCAACGTACTAACAACAGTCGGGCGTAACAATCAAACCTGATAATCATTGCATCATAACCTTGTAGAAAAACCAGAAGGTTGAATCGGAGCAGAAGAAATCCGACATAAGCGGGACATATTGCATGTTTACAACCATCGCTCTATAATAGGCTTGTACCCTTTTTGTTCCGGATACCGCATTGTTGAGGTGTGGCAAATTGATACTTGAGAAAATCCTTGAATCCACCAATGAGTATATATTGCAGATTCCCAAGAGCGAACGAAAACACATTGGGCAGTTTTTCACGAGTAAAAATACTGCGATGTATATGGCCTCCTTATTTAAAATCCCGATGAATAAAACAGAGCTAAGCATCCTCGATGCTGGAGCCGGCACGGGAATACTTGCATGTGTGCTTATAGAAAGGCTTGTTCAGGAAAACTATACTGGCAAGATCAATCTGGATTGCTATGAAACTGATGAAAATACGCTGGTTTCGCTCAGGAACAACCTCAAATTCTTAAAGGCTAGTATACCTAATGATTTTTCGTTTTATGTATTCGATACCAACTATATCACCAGCCAAGCGTTAGATTTTAACAATTTGCTTGGCCGAAATCCAGATTTGCGAAAATATGATATGATCATCGGCAATCCACCATATAAAAAAATATCAAAAGATGCCCCCGAAGCAATTGCAATGCCCTCAGTATGTTATGGTGCCCCAAATCTGTACTTTTTATTTACTGCGATGAATATTTTTCATTTGGCTCCATCCGGCGAGCTGGTGGTAATAATCCCTAGGTCCTGGACTTCAGGTGCTTATTTCGAGAGGTTTCGACACTATCTACTCTCAAATTCAGTGATAGAACGCATACACCTGTTTTCAAGTCGGGATAAAGTGTTTGATACAGAACGTATACTTCAAGAAACGGTCATCCTGAAGGCAATCAAGACTGACGCTGTGCCTTCTACGATGACCATCTCTGCATCCGCTTCCTCTACTGATTTCCACAAGCAGGATGTCTTAACTCTTCCTTATGATACTGCAGTTACATCCAATGAGCGTTATATTTTTCTCCCAACCAATGATTACGAGTTGGAAGTTGTCACAAGAATTCGCCGTTTTCCGCAAACACTTTTAAGTCTTGGATTAAGGATGAAAACAGGCCTTACGGTCGATTTCAGGTGTGAAGCTTTATTATCTGATAAGCCTGAGACCGGCACTGTTCCTTTGTTTTACTCTCAACATATTCAATCTGGATATGTACAATTTCCAATTTCTAAAGACAAAGAATACATACGCACTCAAAAAGCAGGCTTTTTACAGAAGAACAAGAATTATCTATTTATAAAGCGTTTCACAGCCAAAGAAGAGATGCGCCGACTTCAATGCGGTATATATCTTGCAAACAATTATCCAAAATATCGAGAAATTAGCACACAGAACAAGATCAACTTCATCGACAAGGCCGATGGTGAAATGTCAGATGAATTGGTTTACGGCCTTTATGCTCTTTTTAACTCCAAACTATACGACACATATTATCGAATCATGAACGGATCAACACAAGTCAATTCAAGCGAATTCAACACAATCCCGATTCCCGATATAGATACAATTACCGCAATTGGCCACAAACTGCTAATAAAAGGCGATTTATCTGAAGAGTCATGCGATCAAATTCTGGAGGTCTTATTATGAGCAAAGTTGATGAGGCAAAAGCATTCCTCGACGCAATCGGTATGCCTAGGTTGCAACAGAATGATATGTGTGCATATGTTCTTCTTGCATTAGCTGATATTAAGGCTGAGGATCATTGGGCGCAAGCATCATCAACATGGATACGCATCCATGATATCATCCAGTTTACCAATACCAACTATGGGCTGACTTATAAAGAAAATAGTCGAGAGACATTTCGCAAACAGGCTTTGCATCACTTCAGGAATGCTGCTCTTATTGAAGATAACGGCATGGCTACAAACAGCCCAAATTATCGATATCGACTGACGGGCGAAACACTTATCACTCTACGTACGATAGGTAGCAGAGAATGGGACAACGCAATACAACTACACCTCTCAGCTCATACAAGGCTTATTGAAACATACAGTTCCAAACGCTCGATACTAAAAATGCCGGTGAAAATCAACGGAGTGGAGTTCACCTTCTCCACTGGTTCACATAATAAGCTGCAAAAAGCAATAATCGAAGAATTTGCGCCACGTTTTGCTCCGAATTCAGAATGCTTATATGTCGGGGATACAATTGTTAAGGACCTCTTGAAAGATGCTGAAAGACTTGCTCGGTTAGGATTCTCAATTACATTACATGATAAGATGCCCGACGTGATTCTTTATGACGAGGAAAGAAATTGGCTCTTCTTTGTTGAGGCTGTAACATCAGTAGGTCCAATGAATCCAAAGAGACTCCTTGAAATTAGTGAAATGGCAGGTAGCGTTACTGCAGGGCTGATTTTCATTACCGCTTTTCTCGACCTAAAAACATATAAAAAATTTGTCAGTCAACTTGCTTGGGACACAGAAGTATGGATTGCAGAAATGCCCGATCACATGGTACATTTAAATGGAGATCGATTTCTTGGCCCAAGGGACAAGGAGGATTAAGCACATGGCATTGAAAACTGAAGTGATAAACCGACGTGACGAGATTAAAATCGATTCCTATCCGATGTCCATTGGCGAGATAATCAGTATTTATCGGGACAACGAATTGGAAATCCATCCCGAATTTCAAAGATTTTATAGATGGGATAACGAGCAGAAATCCAGGTTGATTGAATCGATCTTATTAGGCATACCAATTCCGCCAATCTATGTAGCTCAGAAACAGTCGGGTCATTGGGATGTGATTGATGGGCAACAACGCCTTTCAACAATTCTTGAATTTTCACATAATCTAAAGGGGTCAAATGGAGATATTTTACCAGCGTTAATACTCCAGGGAACAAAGCTACTTCCGTCACTAGATGGCGTATCATGGGACAATAATGAATTGTTTACTGAAGACCTTAAGCTAGGGTTCAAGAGAGAAAAGCTAACCTTTACAATCATCAAAGAAAAACACGATTCCGAGAACACGAAGTATGAGTTATTCCAAAGGATAAATACCGGTGGGACGCACTTGGCACCACAAGAACTACGTAACTGTTTGTTGATTATGATTAATCGCGACTTTTTTCTTATGCTTGAAGCTTTGGGTGATTCTGAGAATTTTAGAAAGTGTTATCCAATGACCGAGACTCAAAGTGTCGAAAGACAAGACCTTGAGATGGTTTTACGAACCGCAATATTTATTTACCTAAATGATGATGCTATTTCACAAATTGATAAAAGCAGGAACATTGATAATTTCACAACCGATACCATGGAAAGAATTGCTATCGATACAACATTTAATATGGAAGCATTCATTTCCACTTTTAATGGGGTGTTTGATCTCCTTCAACAAGTGCTCGCAGATGATTCATTTAGGAAGTATAGGAATGGTAAGTTCACAGGTGCGGTATTGATGGCTTCATTTGAAGCCATAGTCCCAGGGCTATGCGTCCATTATAAGGTCTGGTCTGGACATATGTCTAGTTTGAAGGATAAAATCATATCCATCTATGATCAAGATGAGTTTATTTCAGCGACTAGACGTGGTGTCCGTCCGCTAGATCGCTTTTCACAGCTTATACTTTTTAGTAGGCGATGGTTTCAAAATGAAGATTAGGACAATTAGTAAATTACAAGAAAAACTTGATAGTGATCTCTCTTGGAGAAAAAAAGAACTCATTAATATGCGGATGATTATTCAACAAACAGGTGATCCAATGCTAATACGTGCGGGTATTGCTCTGTTGTCTGCTCATTTTGAGGGGTTTCTCAAGCTTGCTGCAAACTATTATATTGTTTATATTTCTGATCAAGGTATTAAGACCAATAGATTGAAGAAAAGCTTTTTAGCCTTGAAATGCAAGTCGAAGTTTAAATCATGTACGAATACCGAGAAGACATCTGCTCACACAAGCCTTATTGAGGATTTAGTTAGTCAGCAAGCTAATAACTTTCACTTAAAATACACAAATGAGAAACCGCCAATTTCAACAGAAAGCAATCCTTCATCTGATGTGTTTCAAGAAATCTTAAAAACGATTTCTCTGGACTTTTCACCATACGAGATTAAAAGCAAGTATATAGACTCCGATCTCCTAAAAAACCGTAATGACATCGTGCATGGACAAAAATGTTACGTCATTGCTGCCGATTATTATAACACATTTGATAGGATAACGGAAATTATGGATCAGTTGAACGCTCAGATTATAGAAGCTGCGAATAACCAAGAATATCTTCAAATCTGAAGCAGAATCAGCCGTTGTGTCTTATAGCGAATAACATTGGAGAAAGGTGCCCTATATAGGATAGGACACCTTTCTCATATTTCATTTCACAAATGAAGTTTTCACCCCCGCCGCCATCTGCATCAAGTCCAGCTCCTGCCACTTGGCCTTGACCGCCTGCAGCACCTCGTCGCTGTCGATGTGCCACCCTCTGCTTTCCAGCACGGTCAGCGCTAGCTTGAGCTTCTCTTCCCCGTTAAACCGCCCCACAACAGCCTCGGCATACTCCACGGCCACCTTGGCCGCCTCCAGCAGCTGGTGTTGCTTCAACCACGGCACCGCCACGTCCTTAAGCCACGGCACCACGTACTTTTTCGCAACCCAGGTGGCCACACCGCCCAGAACGGTCAGCACGCCGCACAGCACCCAGATCACCACCTGCGTCAGGATCACGCCGGTGTCGATGGCCCCCTCGGCCACCGCGCTCGCGCACATCAGCACCAGCATTAGGCAAAGCCAAACCCAAAGCACCTTTTTCATGATTCCTTCTCCTTATCCGCACGCCGGTTTGTCGGCGTTGCTATCGTCCTGGTCCGTTTCCAGCGTCCCGCTGTACTTGCGCACCAGCCACTTCTCCACCGCGCTGTTGCCGCTGTAGGCGGTAAAGGCCACAATGGCGTAGCTGATGTACGCCCTGCCCAGCTCCACCACCGCCTCGGTGTCGTGCAGCGCAAAGCATAGCGCCATCCCGCCGATGCAGATCACCGTGACCGCAGCGGTCACCGCCACAATGATCACCTTGGAAAACTGCACATAGCGCCGATTGGGCGCGCGGGCCTGCCCGCTCTTCTTGCCCATGCCCGTCACTTCCCCACGCCGATCAGGTAGGCGTCCAGCTGGTCGTTGGCGGTCTTGAGCTTGTCGATGCTGTTGCCGTTGATCTCGTGGCTCAGCAGGGCCTTCATGCCCACGCATTGCATCTGGTTCATCCTGCGTATCTCGCCCAGCTGGGCTTCGTGCGCGTCCAGGCGGCGCTTGTCGTTGTCCAGCATCTGTCGGTGCTCCTCCAGCTTCTGCGCGGTGGTGGCTTCCTTCTCCCTGTGCGGCCTACGAAAGCCGGTGATCACCTCCAGCCCTTTGCCGATGGTGCCCACCGCGCTAAAGAGTATCAGCAGCACCACCGCCGCCGTTTTGATGCTCTCAAAGGTCAGTGCATCCATGCCGCTTCCCACCTTATCCGTTATTCGTGCTGCCCCGTAAAGGCCCGCAGGCGGGCCGCCGAGGTCTGAAAGTAGTGCTCCGTGATCTCGATGCCCGTCACGTCGTGGCCGGTGCACAGGGCCGCCTCCACCGCCGCGCCGCTGCCCATGAACGGGTCCAGCACCTTGCCGCGCGCGGGGCATATCGCCAGCAGGTCGGAAAGCAGCGGCACGGGCTTCTCGGTCTGGTGCAGGCGCTTTGCGCCCGTGGGCATGAGGTAGCTGTACAGCCCGGGTAAAACGCCGATATCCTTGTCGGGCGGTATCGCGCCCTTGGAGCCCCACACCACAAACTCGCACTGCTGCTTGTAGCGGCCCAGCTGCGGGCGGGGGTTCACCTTGTCCCACACCACGATGCCGCGCCACAGCCAGTCCGCCCATTGCAGCGCGTCGGTCACGCTGGGCAGCTGTCGCCAGTCCGTAAACACCGCGATCAGCGCCGCGTCGTCGCACAGGGCGCGCGCCTCGCTCATCCAGCGCGCCATCCAGCTCACCCAGCTGCGCTGGTCGCGCGCATCGCCCTCAAAATCCATAAAACGCGGGTCCTTGGCATACTTTTCGCCTGTGGGCCGCTGCTTCTCTCGGATACCCCCGCCGCCCGATGCATACGGCGGGTCGGCAATCACCATGGAATAACCCCCGCCAAGCGTCGGCAGCACCTGTACACTGTCCCCGTGGATGATTTCAGCGGTGTTCTGTGCCGAATGAAAAATCATGTCGTTTCAGCCTTTCGTTACCCGCATTGCCTGCGGGCTTTAGAGTTTGGCGAAGATGCTGCTTAGCGCCGCCGCTTCCGCCGCCGTCAGTGTGTTGGTCACGCCTGCGCCATCTTCACCGGTATCGGTCTCAGCGCCGTTGATCTTGGTGAGAAAGGCGCGCTTGGCGTACCCCTCAACGCCTTCCCAAAACACCCGCGCCCACTCGGTGTTCACTTCCTCCAACACCTGCAACAGCGCGCCGTTGGGTACCTTACCCAGCACCGCACCGTTCAGGCTTGCCGTCGCCCGAATGTTCAGGATACCGCCCGTGGTCGTTACCTTCGCGTCATAGAGTGCTGCCATGGTTGCCCCTTTCTGGCCGGTGTCGCCGGTCACGTCGTCGTAGCGTAGACACTTCAGTTGCCCCACATAGGCCCATTTGCCCAGCTTGGTATCAGCCGTGACGCCGTCGATGCCCGCCGCCTCGTCCTTCGTGCAATGGGTGATCCGCAGCAGGCTTACCCCCGTCACCACGCCAATGTGGTAATAATCCAGCAGGTCGCCTGTCCAGTAGCGTCCGCCATCCAGATAGCGTTCATGCAGGTTGTAGCCGCTTTGGTCGGGGCTGCGTGCCTTGTACACCACATCGCCCACATGCAGGTCACCTGTGCCCGCGATGGCGCGCAGCCCTTCCATCTGGCAGCGTGCAAAGTAGTTGCTGGAGTGCATCGGGTAGGCCGCGCGCCCCGCTTTGTACATCGCCCCCATTAGCAGCCCCACACAATCGCACACACCGCCCTTACCCGTGCCGCCCGTCTGGTAGCGCGGGCCGCTGGCCGCGATCTGCCGTATGCCCGCCAAAAATGCCGAAAGCCGTATCGCCATGCCATTGCCTCCAAAAGCAGCAGGGCGAGCCTTGCAGCCCGCCCCGCCAAATTCCCAAACGTCTGTTAATTTGCCGCCTATGCCGTGCCCGCCGCTTCAGCATAAGCGGCCTGTGCCGCCAACAGAAGCGGCAGCGCCACGGCAGGGGTAATCATCTCCCCCGCGAAGGTTGCCCCATCCGCACGCGCCCAGCGCTGTCCGGCAGGTACCACACGATACCCCTCGATATACTGCGCGCATTTGCCGTCAAAGAAGCCCTCGGTATCCACCCAGGGCGTCGCGCCTGCAACAGGCTCCGTGTGTACGCGCCAGTCCGTATCCAGATAGTATGTCATGCCACCCACCCCGCTATTCCAGCCACACTTGTTTCACGCGGAACGTGCATTGGTTCACAACATAGGCTTTGACCGTGTATACGCCGTTGAGGTTTTCAACGTTCAGCTCGATTGTCTTCTCCTCAGATGTCGTCCAGTCGGAGGCTGTTACAATCGCAATTTGTGTCGATCCGTCAAAAACACGTAGCGAGAATTGTGGCGAAGAAAAGGAGCCCGAAATCTGCACCACGGCCTTTAACGTCTTAAACTGCGTGAGGTCAATGCTGTTCGCCTTACGGATAGACGTTCGTGAGCCAGCGATGGTACGCACGATGGAGATATAACTCGCACCGTAGGTTATGCTGCCGTAACTGCCCTCGATGTAGTCATTTACAAACGCGCCGCCATGTTCTGTGTGCATGTCTCCCGCGTCGTACAGCCACGCCCGCAGTTCCAGCCAGCCACCGCTATACACAAACACGCGCACAAACGTCCACGCCCCGCCGATGTACTGCATCGCCGTGAAGGGATAGCTTTTCACCAGCGGCTTTGGGGAAAGCAACAGCGCGCTGCGCCCCACAAACCCCGTTTTCAACCACAGGTCGCCAGCCGCTGCCGTGGCAGGTTGATCCTTGTCCACGGTGATGTAGCCGATGCCCGTGGTCGTGATCACCGCCAGCGCCCCGTCGTCCGCGCTGGCGGGTAGTTGCAACACCGATGCATACGCGACCGGCTTCAGCTTCACGCCCGCCCCGCCGCCGCGGCGCGTTATCATCGCCTGTCCCATTTAGCGCACCACCTTCAAAACCAGCGTCAGGTCAACCGCTGGCTTGTCTTCGTAGCAGGTCACCGTGATTTGCCCGCTGCCCGTATCGATCCGCCCGATGTAGCCATACGCCTCCAGCTGCGCTTTGGCGGTGGCCGCCGTGGCGCTCAGCACCACGTCCGCAAGCGGCGCATCCGTGGTTAGCATCCCCGCCGCGTTCACCGTCTGCGTGTAGGGCGCGCTGGCGCTCCAGCCGCTGGCGGGCAGGCTTACGGTCAGCACAACCGGCGCGTGGTATTGGATCAGGTTGAGCAGGTTGCCCGCCGTATCGCTGCCCAGCGTTGCCTGCACGCCCGCAAACCATGCGGCAAAGTCCGCCTGCTCGTCGGCCCTGAAAGCCGCCAAATCCGCCTGAATCTGCGCGTACAGCGTGCTGGTGTCCACCTCGCCGATCATCGTGGCAAGGCCACAGATCGCGCTGTCCAGCCGCCTGTCGTCAATGGCGCTCTGGCCTACACTGGTCGCGCCCGCCGCCACAAACACGTGCGCCACGCACAGCTCGTGGATGTCGGCGGTGCGTGCCGGTGCCTGTGCCTGCGGGTTCAGCGCGGGCGTGCCGGTCACGATGTAGGCGTTCATGGCGCGCAGCGAGCGGTTCCACCGCACCATCACCGCGTCGATCCGGTTCAGGCTCGCGTGCGCGGTCTGCAACGCCAGCGAAAGCGCCGCCGTGTTCTCGTAGCGGTACCCGTTGATAAACGCGCTGCCCGCACCCAGCGACACGCTCATACTGCCCGCGTCCGCCGATACGGCCAGCGCCGCATTGGTTTTCAGCACCACGCCGTTGCCCACAAACGTGGCGAAATACGCGGCCCAGTCCTCGGCCTTGTAGCGCCGGTCGTTGCCGATGCTGTTAAAGAAGCTTGATTTTTCGGCCATCCTGCCTTACCTCCCCTTTGCCATCTGGCGCACGGTGTTCTTCAGCGACGGCGTGCCCTCGCCAAACGTCACGGTGATCTCCGTTTTGTTCCCCTGATACGTTTCCGTGATCTCGGTGATCCGCACGTCCAGCGCCACGCCCCAGCTGCGGTTCTGGCAGGTCACGCGGTCGCCGATGTCAAAATCCACGCCATACTGGGTCTGTGCGGCATTGTTGAGCGTGCCCTCAAAGGTCAGCTCCTCCAGCGCCTTTTTCAGCTCCTCGCTGCCCCGCTGGGTCAATGCGCTGGTCAGCTGGGCCGTCGTGCGGGTCACGGTGTTGCCGTTCTCATCGGTGTACTCGCGGGCAATGTCGCTGGCTTCCACGGCCATCTCGCGGCGCGCAAGGCCCGCCGTTTCTGCGCCGATATTCACCGTCGTGTCCGCGCCGTACACATAGGCCATGGTTTTCAGAGCCTCGGAGCCGTGCGTGTAGCTGTGCGCGCCCAGCGTGTCAAACTCGGCGCTGAAAATGCAGGGGTCGTTCGCGCTCTGGCCGGTGGTCAGGTCACGCCCGCGGAATACGTCGTACCGGTGCGTTTTCGCCACCGCGTCCGTCCACACGCGCAGGCCCAGCGCGGCGGTGTTCAAAAGCCCCTCCACGCTGTCCAGCAGCGCCGCGTGCTCCTCGCTGGCATAGTCGGCAATGGGCGCGTCCACATAGTCCGCGCGCGAATACAGCGCGGTGTGCGGTATGCACCGCGCGGGGTCGGCAGGCGCGGTCACGTTCTGGGTGACCATCTGCCGGATGATCTGCTGCCCCGTCAGCCCGCTGGAGGCGATCTGCTTGAGCAGTATGCGCCTGTCAAGCCAGCTCATCAGCGTTCTGGCCCGCACCTCCAGCTGCTGCGCGCCCTGCGTGTTCTGCGATATGTGGCAAAAACAGATCTGCATGGCCTCGTCGCCACCGCGCTTCATCAGCAGGTTGCCGTCCAGCAGCAGCGCCGCGTAATCGTCGCGGTAGGGCACCAGCAGGTTCATTTCGCCCGCCGTCTGGTACCGCCTTGTCCACACCAGCGAGGTAATGGCCTCGATCTCACCCAGCGCGTTCATGTCCGTGTCGTACACCACCATCTCCACGGCTACACCCCCAGGTATTGGTTGCTGTACTGGATTTTCGCGGTCAGGTTGGCTGCGTTTTCATCCGCGTCGCAGGTAAACAGGTTTTCGCCCACCCGCAGCTGCAAGAACGTGGTGTTCGGGTCCAGCAGGCGGAAGATGCCCGTCCGCACGCCGGAGCGGATCAGCACCGCGTTCTTCTGCCCGTAGGCCGTGGTCACCTCGATCCGGTCACCGCTGACCATCGTGGTGTTCAGCTTCACAAACTCCAGCGTGCCCGCGTTCATCAGCTGCGGGTTCACCACCGTGCCCTCGGCTTCAAACACGATGGTCAGGCCGCAGTCCACGTCGCCGCCGTTTTCCACCGTCACAATCAGGTCGCCGGTGCGGCGGCCCACTTCCCACTCGTCGGTCAGCTGCAATCCATCCGTTTCGTCAAAGATCATGCCGCCTTCCCATTCGGCCACCTGCGCCTCGGCCTGCGTCTCATCCTGCCAGTAGGGGTTGGGGCAGCGCAGCTGGATCACAAACTGCGGCATAACCCCAGGCGTGTAGTTGGGCGCGGTTTCCGCGTAACAGGCGATTCGCCTGCGCAGTTCGCCGCACACATACACAAGCTCCGCCTGCCGCTTGGGGCTGAGCACGTGGTTGAGCCGCTGGCGCAGTTCCACCTGCCGCGCCAGCCCCGTGGCGCGCAGGTGGCCGGTAATGGTGATGTCACGCGGTTCGATGGCGCTGGACACAAAGGTTTCGCCGTCCTGCCCGATGGTCGTGGAAGTGTTAATCTTGCTGGATACGTCGTTCAGCCCGTCCACGTCGCGCGAAACGTTCACGTGGAAGTCGGAGAACACCGAAAACTCGGTGACCCAGCCGTTGCCGTTTCGGAAGTACAGCCGCTCGACCATCCCGTCACCCCCTCATCTTGCGCGCAATCACCGTAAATTGCCGCGCCGCCTCCCGCTGCTGGGCGGCGTAGCTGGTTTCGTTGGCATACACGTGCTGCGTCAGGTACAGTTTGCCCCCTGTCCCGCCGCCCAAGGCTCCCGCGCTGCGCGCCCCTGCCGGAAACGCCCATTCCGGCACGGTAGCTGTGCGTTGCAGGCGTTCGGCCACCAGCCGCTCCGCCTGATCCATCCGCTGCGTAAACCCAATCTCATATCCGGCTGCGCTGTTGATGCCGATGCCCTGAAACACCCTGCTCGGGCTTTTCTGACCCAGCGCATCTTTGGCCGCCTGAATCACGGCTTTCATGATCGTGGCGATGGATAGCTTCGCCGCGTCCAGCCTGCTTTCCATACCGGCGATGAAGCCGTTGATGTTGCTTTGCCCCACACTGTAAAAGCTGCTGTACTGTTACACCCCCAGCTTGGCGGCAAGGGCGATGGTCTTGGCCTTGCTCGTCACCGTGGCGCGCTTGTTCACAAGCCCGCTTGCAAAGCTGCCCGCGGCGCTCTCGCCCGCATCGGTCAGATCCAGCGCCCCCGCGATGGCCCCCTGCAAAATGCCCGCCGCCGTCGTGACACTGGTCAGCGCGGTTTCGTCCGTCATGCCGGTGGTGATGCCCGCGGTCACGTCCTCCCCCACAGGGTACATGGTGCGGGCGGGGCTGTGGCTGTCAAACACCGCGCGCGTCTGCTCAATCACCTTGTCGCGAAGGGTGGTCAGGTCTTCCGCCGTCAGCTTGCCCGCCGCGTCGCCGATGCCGCCCTTGATGCCGCTTACCAGATCGCCACCCACCGCCGTGCCGCGCCCGATCATGTCCACGGCTTTCAGTGCGGTTTCCAGACTGCCGCTGAGCGTGGTCATGTCGAGGTTTGCAAGCGTGCCGCTGTTGAGCATCGTTTGCAGGTAGGCCATCATGGGGTTGCCGGTCAGGCCGTCCGCCTCGCCGATCTTCTTCTCCATGGCCGCCTGCATCTGCATCAGGTAGCCGTCAATCTGCACGTCGAAATTCATGGGGTCGGCAAACATCGCGTCAATATCCGCCTGCGACATGGAAAGGCCCAGGTATTCCTTCAGGTTTTCCGGCGTCAGCAGCGCCTGTTTCTCGTCCGGCTCAAACCCCTCGCCGCTGGACAGGCTCGTAAGAAACAGCCGGTATTGGTCGTACAGCCGCGCATAATCCGCCAGCGCACCGGCAGCGTCGGGGTTCGTTTTCGCCATGCCGTCAAACAGCTTCTGGATTTCCGCCTGCTGCTGGGCAAACACGGTCGTATCCACCTGCTCGTCCGCCGCAAACACGGCGGCCATGTCGGCCTTGGCTTTGGCAAGGTTCTGGGCGGTCACCTCGGTTTCCGCCGCGGTCATGCCGCCCTTTGCAAGCGCTGCGTCCCAGGTGTCGATGTCCGTTTGCAGCTGCGCGATGGCGGCCTCGTTGGCCGCGTGGCGGTCGGCGGCCTCGTTGGCAAACAGCTGCTGCGCATACCCCAGCGCCTCGCCAAAGTCGCGCTCCGTTCCCGTGCCGCCCTTCACGCGGTCGGTGCGGGCCTTGAGCACCTGCGTGGCGCTGTCCTGCGCGGCGGAAAGCGCAATACGCACCGTGCCGATCTTATCCAGCAGCGTTTGCAGGTTGGCGATCTCCTCTTCGGTGGGCGTGCGGCCATCCTTGTAAATCTGCTTGGCCAACGCAAGGTAATCGGTTTTGTACTGCTCCAGCTCGCTGATCAGCGCCTGCGTCTTCTCGCCCAGACCCGTGGCAAGCTCTTCCGCGCGGGCCTCGCTGAAGGGGCTCTGGCCGCTGTCGTCCACCACCGCCAGCAGGCTGGCCTTGAAATCCTCTTTTTGCGCCGCCAACTGCGTTTTCGCGCGTTCGATATCCGGCCCCACGATGTCCTTCACATACTTGGAGATGGCCGTATACTCTTTTTTGGTCAGCTCCTGCCCGCCGCCGCTGCCCTCGCTCAAAAAGCCGTCCAGCTGATCTTTGAGGCTTTGAGTATCGGCGTTGATCGTCACGGTCACTTCATGGGTCTTATCCGCGGCGGCAATACCGGCGTTGATGCCGTCCGTCACTGCGTCCACGCTGCCCTGCGGCACGCTCAGCTTCAAATCGGCCAGCTTGTCGTCCAGCGTTTTATAGCTGGCGGCCAGCGCGATCACGCCCGCCGTCAGCGCCGCCACGCTCAGTCCCACCAGCACGGCGGGGTTCATCGCCATCACGGCGTTCAGCGCGCCTGCGGCCTTGCTGGCGGCCAGCAGCGTGCGCACAAGGTTGCTCATGGTCATCACAAAGCCGGTCACCTTCGCGGCCAGAAAGCCGATGCCGATGGCCGCCGCGCCCGCCTTGATGGCTTCCATGTGCTCCACCACCCAGCCCAGCGCCGTTCCCAGCGCGGTCAGCGCGCCCTCGGCCAGCTGCCCCGCCGCCTCGGCGGTGCTGGCGATCACCTGTTTGCCGTAATCGCCCTGCATCCACGCGTTGAAGCGCCCGATCACCCTGTTTACCGATGGTGCCAGTTTGCCGCCGATGGCCGCCTGCGCGTTCTCTGTTTGCAGGGTCGCAATGCGCATCTGATTGGCAAGGCTGCCGCTGGTCTTGGCAAAGTCGCCCTGCGCCTGTTTGGTGGCGTTCAGCACATACTGGTAGCGCAGTTCGGCCTTTTCGTCAATGGTCATGGCGCTGGTCTTTTTGGTGATGCCCTGCGTCAGCGCGAAGGCGCGCAGGTTGGTATCGGTCATCACGATGCCCAGCGCTTTCAGGCCCTCGGTTTCGCCGGATATCACGCCCGAAAACAGCTTCTGGTTCGCCTCGTCCGCCGTGATGTTCCAAAAGCTCGCAAGGTCGCCGCTGAGGCCGGTGAGCGTTTTGCTCATCACCGCCGCTTTGCTTTCCAGCCCCATGGCGTTCAGCGCCGCGCCCGTCTTGCCCGCATAGCGCTGCGCCGCCAGTGAGGATAGGCCGAAATTCTCCGCCGCGCTGTCGGCAAACGCCTTGATATCCGCCTGCGCGCTTCCAAACGCGGTGGATACCACGTTGTCCACTTCCGCAAGGTTGCTGGCCAGCGTCACGCCGTCGCCCACAAATTCCCTGAGCATCTGGCTGCCCTTGCGCAGCGCGTCGGTGGTCAGGTTGCTCAGCACCCCCTTGAACACCGTAAACCCGCCCGAGAGCTTTTCCACCGTCTGCTTGGCAGCGGCGGCAGCGGCCCCCACGTCGCGCGTGGCGGCTTCCGTTTTACTAAGGTCCGCCGCCGCCTTTTCGCTGGCGTTGCCCATTCCGGCCATGGCGCTTTCGCTGTTGGACAGCTCGCTTTTCATGCTGGCAAGGGCGCGCATCGCCTTGTCGATCTTCTGGGCATAGCGCTCCTGCGCCTCGGTGTTGCCCCCATACGCCTGATCCGCGTACTTGATCCGGTCGCTCAGCGAGCGGATCACGTCCTCCTGCGCGGCAATCTCGCGGCGAAGCACCTCCGCCTTGGCCTTGTGGGCCTCCATACTGTTTGCGTTATCAAGGAAGCGGGCGGCGGTCAGCTTGAGCTCGCGCCCCAACTGGCTTACGGTCTTGTAGCTCTTTTCCAGCCCCGCAGCGTAGTCCCGCTCGCCGTCCAGCACCAGCTTGGTCATTATCTCGCGCGTAGGCACGCCGCCATCACCTCCAGCATCGCTTGTTGGTTTCGTGTATCCGTTTCCAGTTGCCACAAATGCAGGTCAAAGATTTCCCCTACGCACAGCAGGCGGGCGTCCTGTGGCGGTACGCCTGCCTGCAATGCATACGAAAGGTGGCGCAGTGGGTCGTGCCCGCTGCGCCGCATCAGTTTTTTTCAAGCGCCGCCTTCACCATGTCTTCCTCGCCGTCCGCTTGGGTATGGTGCTGCATGGCAAGCCCTGCCTCGATGGCCTTGAGCAGCGCAAGGGTCATGGGCTCGATGTCCGCGGGGCGCGCGTGCAACGCTACCCAATCTTCGGTGATGCTCGCCTGTTCGCCCTGATACAGCTGCCCCTGCCGCGCCAGCGTGGCGATGGTGAAGGGCAGCACGGAAAGCAGGTCGAGGGGCTCGCACGCCTCCGCGTCGCGCGCGGCGATCTGCTCGGGGGTCATGCCCTTTTCGATCTCCAGCCGGATTTCCCGCTCCGCGTCGGTCTCGCCACCGGAAAACACGTCAAACAGCCTGTCCACGCTGCCCAGCCGCTGCGCGATCTGCATTTCCGCGCCCAGCGAGAACAGCAGGGGCAGGGGTGTGTCATCGATCACGCAGTACGTTATCTTTTGCATCATGCCCTCCGTCAGGTGCCGCTGCTGATACCGGCCTTGGTATCCAGCCACGCGTTGGCTGCGGCCAGCGTGGTAAAGGTGTGGCTCTTGCGGAAGCGCAGCTTGCCCGTCGTGTCCAGGTACACGCCCAGCACCTTGCCCTTGATCGTGGGGGTCTGGAACTCCAGCTTGTCCCCCTTGGTGGTCAGGCTTTCGTCCGGCTGCTTGAATTGCACCTTGTGGAACCAGCGGGCGCGGTAGCTGATCACGCCGCCCTTTTTGCGCACCTCCACATAGCCCACGCCCACATACGGCGCGCTCGCGTCGGTGATCTCGTATTCCTCGCTGCCGGTCTCGCCGCTCTTTTCGGTGCCCAGCAGGTCCACCTGATTTTCGTCGGCGATGTCGTCCACGCCCACGGTCAGCTCCGCGCCGGTCACGCTGTTGTCGCTTTCCACCACGGTGCCCTCAGCGTGCAGCTTGGCGTCGTTCGTTTCATAGGTCACGCCGATGTTCATGGCGTACCCCAGCGCCTTGCCCGCGGCATAGGTAATGGCCGCGTTTTCCGGCTCCGTAGCGACTTTGGCGAACACAGGCCGTAAAACTCCGATATTTGCCATGGTCAGTCTCCTTTCATGTAGCGGTTCATCACGCTTTCCATGGCGTAATCCACCGCGTCCGCGCATTCTTGTTCAACCGTATCCACAAAGTGATTGCCCGTGTGGGTATCCTTGCGGCCCTTGGATTTCTTTTTGCCGCGCGCCGCCTTGCCCGCCTGCCAGCCGTAATGCAGCAGAAAGGCCTTCTCCGCGTTGCGCACGCCCTTGCGGTCCACCCCGCGGGGGTAGATTTCCGCCACGGTGGCCCCGCCCTGCTGGGCGGGTTCGTCCGCTTGCACGCTGTCCGCCATGTCGCCGGTGTCCACGTGCTTCAGCTCGCGGATCACGCTCTTCCACGTACCCACAAGCACCTTTGCACCCTCGGCTACCATCTCGCGCGCCATAGGCGCGGTTACCTGCCCGAGGCGGCTCAGCTCGCGGGCCATCTCGTCCACGTTCACCGATTGAAACCGCGCCACCTAGGCCACCTCGCAGTCGAAGATGTGGCGGATCATGCCGGTGTCCGTGTCATAGTCCACCAGATGTTCCGCCGCAATGTCCACGCTGACCTCAATGGCCACTTCAATGGCGGCGGCGATGGCGTCCGCCTCGTCCTTGGTATAGCGGTCAATCTGCACCTTCCAGCCGCCCTGATGCTGCCCGTCCGCATGGTGGCCTACGCGCTGGTACTCCCGCCACACAGTGCAGGGGCCGCTGCTGGCGGCCACGTAATGGGTCGCCTTGGGGTCGATGGCCGCAAGCCATGTCCCGAATGCCTCAAGCGTCATCTGCGGCCATCCTTTCCAGCGCCAAGTCCATGCTGGGCGGCGTCACATCCTCGGGGTACTGCACCTGCCGGATGTGGTAGCGGGTGCCGTCATGCGTCCTTGCCACATGCATCGTGGTCACGCTGTCCCGCCGCGGGGTGCGCAGGCGGTTGTCGATCCGGTAGCCCACCAGCACCCCCTGCGCAAAGCGCATCGCGCCTACGGTCTTCTGCGCAAAGGGCAGGGTTTCGGTCAGCGTCAGCCCTTCCACGGGCATTTTGCCAGGCTGGGCCACGTTGCCCACGGCGTATATCCGCACCACGCCGTCAGGGTAGGCTTGTATCGCTTTCTTGCCTTGCAAGGTAGCGGCTCACCTCCTCGCTCAGCTGAAAGTAGGTCAGGTCGGCAAGGTAGCTGGCCGTGAACTGATCCAGCGCGCCGCTGCGGGCATACAGGCAGTAGTTGATCAGCAGCTCGCGCGCTTTGCCTTCCAGCGCGTAATCCTGCGGCGCGCCCGCGATGCCGTCCAGATAGCTGATGCCGCGCGCGGTGATGCCCATCAGCTGGTTATCCGTTACCGGATCAATCCACGTAATGGAAAGGGCGCTGCGTATCCCTTCCAGCAGCGCCCCTGCCTGTCCATTGTCTGTCATACGCAACGCCCTTTCGTTTCATTTTGGCTGGCTTACGCCTTGGTGACCACCACAATGGTGTTGCGGCTGGCGTTGTCGTTCGTCACCTTGATCTCCACCACGTTTTCGCCCACGTTCCACGTGGCAGCGCTGCCGTTGGCGATCTCGGTGCCGTTCACCTTCACGGTCACAGCGGCGGCGCTGTCGCGCTCGGTCGCGGTCACCACGTTGGTGTTGTTGGTGGTGCTGGCGGTGTAGTACACCTTGTCCGCGTTAAACGCGGGGCTCAGCGTCAGGCTGCCGATGGTCAGCGCGGAAAGCGCCGTGTCCGGCGCGCTCAGCGCGGCGGTGGCTTCCTCGGTCAGCACGCGGTAGGCCAAAGGCTTCAGCCCGCTGATGTTTACGCGCACGAAGCTCACGTTGTCCATCGGGCGGCCATTGGCATACAGCTTGATCAGGTACACGCGCTCATCCTCGAGGAAGCGGTATTCGTCGCTGTACTCGATCTTGCCGTCGCGGCTCATGCCCGCGCCCGCGAAGTAGCGGCTGGCGATACCCATCACGGCCTCGCCCTCCGCAATGCGCACGCTCTGCACCACGCGGGTGGGGAAGGGGAACACGTCGCGCACAAACTGGCCGCTGGGGGTCAGCATGGTGCTGGCGGGCATGACGCGGCGCAGGTAGTCCGCGGGGTTCACCACCAGCAGCACCTCGCTCACCACGCGGGGGTTGCCGTTGGCCGTTTTCGCCAAGTGCTGGGCGATAAACGCGCCGTAGGTGTCCGGCTGGAAGTTTTGCAGCACCACCAGCGGCTTCACGGGGTACACGCCGTCCGTCACGGTCACGCCCGCGCCCACCTGCCGCGTCATGCCGATGGGCATATCCTTGCCGGTGCCGTTGATCACGCCCTCCTCCAGCCCCACGGCCAGCGCTTCGCCCAGCACCGCGCGCACATAGCGGTCCAGCCACGCGGGGCCAAGGTCCAGCATCGCCTTGCCCACGGGCAGGAAGGCCGTCAGCTTCACCAGATTCATCGCCAGCTTGGTAAAGCTGGAGCCGATCTCCTTGGTGATCGCATCATCCAGCTTGCCCCACTGGGCCAGCTGCGCCTCGTGCTCGTTGATCAGCCATTCGCTCACCAGCGTGGTGTTCTCAAAGGTGATCGCGTCCAGCAGCGGGTGGTTGGTGGTCAGGTCGGTAAAGATCGCGTCGATGGTCGTTTTCGGGAAGGCCACATCCATGGAGCTGAGCGCTTGCTTGGGGTTGCTGGTGCGCATGGCGGCCAGCACCTGCGTGTAGTAGTCCTGCTCCGCCGTGGTCAGCTGACGCACGCCGCGCTGGGCAAGGATGGTCACATCCGCCGCCTGCGCGAGGCCCTGCGCTTCCTTGACCACCAGCTCCTGCATCGCGGCGGCGAAGCCGTCAAACGCCTGCGCCATCTGCTCAGGGTCGTTCTGCGCAATGGCCGCGCCCAGCCTGTCCTTGAAATCGTCGCGCTGCTGCTTGATCAGGTCGAGGTTTTTCATGGTCGGTTCTCCTTTCATGTTGGGGGTTGTAAAAAGCGGCTGCGCTTGTGCGCCGCCGCTCAGGGGTTGTGGGCAGTCGGTTGGCCGTACCTGCCGAAGTGGGCAAACAGGGCTTTGAGCGTCGCGGTATCGTTTTGCTGCTGCGGCGCGGGCGGCGTTTCAGGTTCCGGCTGTGCCTGTGCCGGCACAGGGTCGGGCGCGGCGGGCGTGGGCTTGAACATCGCCTCGGCCTCGCGGGCGGTTTGCAGCAGCGCCATGCGCTGCATCAGCTGGGCCTTCATGTCGCGGTTGGCCTGTGCCAGCGCCGCGGCGGCGGCCTTGCCGTCCATGCCGCCCTGTTCGCGGATTTCGTCCACCAGCCCCACAGCAAGGCCATCCTGCGCAGTCAACCACGCTTCGCCCTTGAGCATGTCGGCCAGCGCTGCCTCGGTAAGCTTCCCGCCGCTCTTTTGCAGGTACACCTGCCGGTTGCCCTGCATGATTTTGTCCAGCGCCTCGGCGGCTTCGCGCAGCTGCGCGGCGTTGCCATACGCGCCGTTCATCATCTCATGGATCATCATCATGCTGTTGGGGTAGGCGACCACCGTTTCCGCCGCGCACGCGATGATGGAGGCAATCGAGCAGGCAAACCCGTCGATGTAGGCGGTTTTCTGCGCGGGGTGCCGCCGCAGCTGGCAATAGATGCCGTAGCCCTCCACAACGCTTCCGCCCATGGAGTTGATGTACAGGTTGATCTGCGTCACGCCCGCGTGCGCCTCCAGCTGCCTGCGGAAGTAGTCCGCGCTGGTTTCGCTGGTCACATGCACCAGATTCCAGTTTTCGTCCAGCTCGTAGTAGTCGGCGCACACCTCGCTGTAGATGTACAGGTCAAGCGTATTGCTGCCCGCCTCCTGCCGGAACTGGAATTTCAGCTTGTCCAAAGGTTTCCCTCCTCTCGTGTGCGGGTGGGCCTGCCCACGGTGGGCGGAGAAGCGCGCGCGGATACATTGTTGCGTCGGCTCTGTTTCATGGCTTCCCCTCCCTTCTGGCAAATGAAAAGTGCCGCCCAGTTGGGTAGCACTTTGATGGGCTTCATGGTCAGCTTGCCATGCCCTTGGTCAGCAGGCGGAACGTCGCCCTGCCCTTGGGGGTAATCAGCGTTTGCGTGCCGCTCCAGTTGCTCCTGTCGCTGATGCATTCCTTGACCACAAACAGGCCGCTGGTCACGTGCTCGGCATAGGGCATGATCCGTCCCTTGTTGTCCTTGAAAATGTAGCGTTTCTTGGTGAGGAAGGCCACAAAGGCCCGCTCCTGCACGCTCAGTTCCTTCGCGGTCACGCGAAACGAGGTGTTGATGCCACGTTCCACCAGCTCGTCGAAGTATTCCGCCTTGGGCTTCATCTGGTCGTTTTCCGCTTGCAGGCGCAGGCGCTGGGTGCGCTCCTCCTTGATGGTCGTCGCCAGCTGGATAATGGTGTCGGGGTCTTGCAGGATACGCTCCACCGCTTCCGGCGCAAGGTATGCGCCGTGCTTGCGGATGGAGGGGATGATCTCGTCGGCCACAAGGGCTTGGAACCGTTCGGCGGTTTCGTTCTTGGCTTTCATGGCAAGGCGATAAAAGATGTTTTCGGGGATGAAGTCGGGCAAACCATCTTTCCCCAACATGTTGGAGAAACCGTCCCAACAAGTTGGGACGCCCAAAACCCCTAGGTATTTTCTGATGGTTTCCCAACGAACAACTTCATTCCCGCTCTTTGCAACCTGCGTAAACCCAAGCCCCCGTGCGCACGCTTCAAGGTTTAGGTAGGCCACGCCGTCCTTCTCGTAACAGCCGATGCCCTGAATGGTGATGATCTCGTTGCTCATGCTTTTGCTCCTTCCGGTTTCAGGTAGAGTGCCTTGACTACTTGATAAATGTAAGTGAGATGCTTTGGCTCCTCAATATCTGCGAGCATTTCCGTAATCACCTGCTTAACATCATCCACATGCTTAACCCCCTGGCCGTCTCTGTTTGGTCATATCTGTTCGATGTAAGTTATATGCCTGCGATGTAACAACGTGCAAAATGGGTATAGAAAAACCTCCTTCAGCGTATGGCTTGAAAGAGGTTGGCTCACATGGTATAATGCATTTACCATGAGGGCAACCTCGGGTGCGGACAGATGAGTAGGAGAGCGGCCAAGCTTTCAACCTATTCATCTGTTTTTGTTTCCAAAGACTCGCTTACAAGTTCAATGCCTTCACGGACAATTTCGCTTCGGTTAGTTCCCTTTGCTTCGGCGCATCTGTCTAGTAGTTCAATGGTTTTTTCATCAACTCGAATTTGTAAGCGTTTATCCTTTGGATTGTTTATGGGCGGCCTGCCCAAAGGTTTCATTCGTTCACCTCCTTTTTGTACTGCCAATATATCATGGTAGTACAAAAAAGTCAAATGCCGAATTTCGCGCTTTTTTTGCCCACCCTAGCAAAAAAGCTTAAACCAATAACAAAAAAAACTAATTGAATACCTAAAAAGCGGTAATGTAACTGTTTCAAGTCGCGATTTCTTACTATATCATGAAATATCTCTCTCTTTCTTTACATTTCTAATGCTTGGGTAATGGATGAAGCGCAAGCAATGAGAGGTTTAGTTGGCCTTATCTCGATTTGGGTTGAAGTTACTAAGTACAATTATCTCGTTCCTCCATCGACCGGTTCAACTCGCCGCTGGGCGCGTAGTTCTTGGTCATCACATGCTGCTTTGCCCAGGGCTCGTCGATCTCCGCTTCGCCGCACGCGCGCCGGATGTCGTTCACGCAGAACGCGCCGCTGCCGATCAGCTTGTCGATGCTGGTGGCCACCGTCAGCAGGTCGATATGCTGGATGGTCTTGGTGTCGATCAGAAAATACGTGCCCTGCCGGAAACCCGCCAGCCCGTTGCGCTTGCGGTTGATTTCCTCCTGTAGCATGTCCGTCAGCGGGTCGATGGTCACGGTCAGCAGCGTGCTCATCGCGTCTTTGATGCCCTCCACCGTGCCGCGCAGGATCGCGGAAGGGATGCCAAGGCCGCGCGCCGTGAAATCGCTGATGTCGTCGATCATCGCGCGGATGTCGCGCGTGGTTTCGTTGGAGTACGTCTTGGAGCCGGTATCCTCGTAGGTGTAGCCCTGCGGCAGGGGCAGCACCGCGCTGTTGGCGGTGTAGAACGTCCTGAATTTGTTGTTGAGCAGGTCGTTGAGCGCCTTCTGCTCCTCCTCGTTGCCCTTGGTCATGGTGGGCAGTTTCAGGATGCCGCGGCTGCCGCGCGAGCGCTGGTATTGGGCGGCGGCGTATTTCAGCAGTCGGTTGTAGCTGTCGTATACGCTGTCCACCACCTTGCGCATATCGCGCTCGCCCAGCCGGAAGTACAGTACGTCGCCCATGAAAAACGTCTGTGAGAATGTGTAATCGTCCACACGCACGCCCGTAAACTGGTGGTCATACAATGCAAACGTCCGGCGCGTAAAATCGTCGGCCACCAGCAGCTGCCCGTTCACCTCCACCACCAGCGCCTCGTTGCGCAGGTACAACGCCGCGATCAGCTTGTGCAAAAACTGCGTGCTGTTCTGGTTGCGGTTGGGTTCCACGTTCCACTGGAGGTACTCCGCGTCGCGTTTTTCCTTGCCCCGCACAAAGGTGCGAAACTCGCATTTACCAATCAGGCTGGCGATCAGGTTGATGGACGACCACAGGCACAGGTCGCGGATGCAGTAATCCATGGCCGCGTGCTCAAACGCCTCGTCGGTGATGGGGTCGTTCACCACCACGCTCTCCCTCACGCGCCGCAGAAATGCGAAGATTCCCGTAGGTTCCACCCCCTTGCTAATAGGTCATCACGCCAGGCATATCCACTAGGCTCCCCGCCTGCTCCGCTTCGCCCACGGCCCCCACGCACGCCGCCACCAGCGCCATGAACGGGTCTGTCTTTCGGCTCTTTTCCTCGATCTTGCCATAGGTGTAGTTGCCACGGCTCTTGTTCACGCCCTCGCTCACCAGCTTCACGTTGTTTGTCGCCCAGCGCATCAGAGGGTTGTCGCCCCACAGGAACAGCCGGTTCGTGAACGCGCTGGCGATCACCGGCACCACCATCGCTTGATCGCTGGGCCGTACAAACTTCACGTTCCCGTTTTCAAACGAAAAGCCGCGCCTGCCCATCACGCGCAGCAGCAGCGGCCAGCGGAACTTGTCGATGCACAGCATTTTGACGTGGTAGCGGCCAAGGTAGTGCTCGTCGATCCACTCCGCTACCGCCTCCACGTCGATTTCCGGCGCGTTCACCAGCGTCAGCAGCCCCTTCTCCGCCCATTCCCGCCACGGTATTTTCAGACGGCTCAGGTCTTTGGATTGCAGGCAAAGCCACGAGTGCGTGATCCACACGATCCGCCCGCCGTAGGGTATCCGCAGCCCTACGCTCAGCATGTCGTCGATCAGCGCAAAGTCGATGCCAAGGATTCCCTCGCGCCCCATCAGGTCATCCGGCAGGGGGTCGCACGCCGCAAGGATGTTCTCCCATGGGGTCACTTCAAGATCGGCGCGCCCTTCGATCAGGTTCATGCGCTTTACCACGAAGCTGGTGGTGTTGTTGGGACTCTGCTTCCACTCGCGGTATTCCTTGCGGATTTCCTCCAGCAGGTCGGGCAGGTAGGGCAGCGAGGGGTTTGCCTTCATCCAGCAGCGTTCGTCATCGATTTCCGCGCGGCTGTCCAGTCGGCAGATGAAGGGCAGCAGCCCCAGGTCAGGCGCTTTGCCCTCCAGCACGGAAAGCGACAGCGCTACCATATCGTCCAGCGGGCCGTCGCGCACCTCGCCGTTGGTGGTCGCGTACAGCCGCCGCGGGTGCGGCTTTTTGCCAAGGCCGGTCGTGAACACGTTGATGTTCGCGTAATCCGGATACTGGTGGATTTCGTTGAACACCACCATGCCGCTGCGCAGGCCGTCCTTGCCCTTGGGGTTGTTGGTGCGGTACTTGAGCCGCGAGCCGGTTTTCACGCACTGGATCAGCTCGCGGTTCCAGTAGAAGTGCCGCTTGAGCTTGGCGGTGTAGCGCACATCCTCCAGCACATCCCAACAGTCCTTGAAGGGCTGCATGGCCTGCTCCTCGCTGTTGGCGCAGATGTCCACGTCGTACTGCTTCACGCCGTGATACGGGCTGATGGCCGCATAGCCGGTCAGCGCGATATAGCCATCCTTGCCCGCACCGCGCCCGATCATCATAAACAGGTCCGGAAAGCGCGGCCTGCCATCGCTCCTGCGGTAGGTGCACATGTGCAGCCCAAGGCAGAACGCCTCCCACGGAAACACCTGCTCAAACGGGAAGTATCGGGCCAGCCCGAGGTACTTGTCCAACTGCGTGTCGTCGGTGTACACATCCTCCGTTTCCAAAACCCTGCGCACAAAAGCAGCGAGCAGCTTTTGCTCCTTGCAAAAAGCCTGCTCGCCGTGTTCGGCCATTTCGATGTAGCGCAATATGTGGGGGTTGATCTTACAGGTCATCCTCACCACCGCCACCCTGTGATGGCTTGATGCCCATCTCGGACAGGAGCTTCAGCATCTGCGCGTTCAGCTTGATCTGCAACTCTACGCTGTCGTTTTTCTTCATGCCGCATTGCCCGCCGCCGTTTTGGTACTCCACGACGATGCCCCGCCTGCGGACATCCTCAACTGACAGGGTTTTGGCGACCCACATATCCATGTAGTCTTCGACCAGGTTGCAGTAGTATTGACCGGTGGTACGGTTGCGCTCCAGTTGATCCAGCAAATCCTTGCGGATGGCTTTATACAGCCGTGTCAGCTTCAGGCAGCGGGTGGCGCGCTCGTTGTCCGTTTCGATCATCCGAGGCGGCGCTTTTTTCCTTGTGGGCTTTCGGCTTACGTCCGTTTTGGGCTTCATACCCCCACCCCCCTTCACACCCCCGTCATAGGTGCGCGCGATTCTCTCTTGTCCTAGTCCCCCACACGGTCGAGGCCCCCCAACTTAAAATGCGGTTTTTTGGGACGGGGGGATGTCACCAGCGCTCAATGGTGACGGGCGGCTTCTGTTTTGCGCCGTTCAGGGCTTCGGTGCGCTCGTGCTCCAGCTCATGGCAGGCATTGCACACGGCGATGATGTTGCGCCTGCGTTCGCCATCCGCGAAGGTGGCCCAGATCGCCAGCGCAAGGTCAGGCCGCGCTTTGAGGTAATGCACATGGTGCGCCACCGTCGCCTTGGTGTATCGCCCCTTGGCCCTGCAAAGCTGGCACTCGTGATGGTCCAGCACAAGCACGGCATTGCGCGTCTTGCGCCATTGCCACGTGCGGTAGAAGTGCTGCATGTGGTCGGTGCGCACGCACCAGAGCACGAAGTTTGCAACGCTCTGCGCATCCTGCCAGTTCACTTCGGCTGCGGTCATGGCAAACCCCACACAAAAAGCGCCCAGCCAAACGGCAGGACGCTTTCTTATACTTCTGACGAGAATAGCATACCACAGGTGAAAAAGGATTGCAATAGGGTACCCTATACCAAAACAAACTCAGCGCCACGGTACAGGCAGAATCCCTTCTTCACGTGCGTCGGCCACGTTGACCCAGTTGTAATAGGCTTCGCCCGCGTCCACCATGGGGCCGTCTGATTCCCAGCTTTCATAAGCATAGTTCACCGCATCCGCAAAGTCGCTTTGCCCGATCAGTGTGGTTTCGATGAAGTAATACTGCGCGTTTACCTGATCGGTGCGCACAGCCAGATAGCAATGATTCGGGATTAGCACGAATGAAGCTTCCAGCTGCATTGCCTCCACAGCGGATGCATAAAGGAACACCAGCTCCACGCAGTTGCCGCCTGCCTGTTCCAGCACTTCACAAGGCAAGCGGATACGCTGTGATTTTTCCGGCGTGAAGGTAACGGTGGTGCTCACATAGGTTAGCCCATACTCCTTTTCCGCTTGCCAGATAGCCTGCAGCCGATCCCATACGCCGCCGCCCTCGTCTTTTTCGTTATCGCCGTACCCTGTCCAGATTTGCCCTGACGACGTGTAGTCAGCGGCGCGGCGCAGCAGCGTTTCCACAGACGGGTCATTCGGCGTTACATAGACAGCCAGTAGATCGTAGTTATCCTGCGTATCGCAACCGTCTACCCAAGTATAATCCCGTCTGGAAAAGAGTAGTATCTCCTTGCCTTCCGAAAGCAACAGCTCATCCTCGCCATCCTTGAGAAGCGTAACGCGGATCAGGAAGTTTGCATAGCGTTGCGCGTTTAGCTTTTCCATCGATTCAGGGATCAGGCGCGGATTCTGACGCACTTCCTGCTGCGCGCGCGGCGCAACGTCTACTGTGGTGGCGGCAATCGAACTGTACCCTTCGATTTCGGTTTCAACCAGAAACCGCGCCGTTTCACCGCTGTTATTGGTCAGGCTGATAATGGTGAAATCGTCCAGCACGTTTCCATACAGGTGATAATAGACGGATATCAGTTCTGTCGTATAAATGTAGTCGATCTGGTACAGCGATTCCGCTTCAGCCGAAGGCGTTGCGGACTCCGTTTCCGCCAAAGCAAGGGATGGCAAAGCCAACAGTAGAAGGATGGACATAAGCCGCGCTAAAGATTTGTGATGTGCCTTCAAAAACAACACCCTTTCCAGCATGGCACAGCGGGAACATGTGATGTCGGGCAGAAGAGAAATACATTTGTCGATTTTTTTGTATTGTATCATGTGCTGGTCATGGTGTAAATAACGTAGAAAAACATGCGTATACAAAGAAACGCCCAGCCAAACGGCGGACGCTTTCTCAATCCTCTTACGAGAATAGCATATAGCAGAAAAAGGATTGGATGACCCTGAAATCATTGAAAATCCAGCACATTACTTACTACTCTTCTTTAAAAAATTGAGTATACATAGCTGTTACGGTGATTATTTCTGCGATTTCACTCATTTGGATAGGTTGCTTATTCCTGTTTGCCATATAGAATTCGGAGAATCTAGGGTGTTCGGATTCTATTTCTTTGATTTTTTTCATTGCATCGGATTTATATTTCCTTAGAGCCATGATACTGATTCCCAATGATATGATTATGCCAATAATTAATCCGAATACGCCGAAACTATTTGTCATGAGTACAATTATGAAGCACGCAATCAATAATACTGCCAAAGTTGTTAATGCTTTCTTCATGAAACTATCAATTTTTCGTGCATTCTTTGAATAAACGCTCATTATCTGGTCTATACTTTTCAATGTTGCACACGAAAGGCACAGTCCTCCCTTTGTATGTTCTTCACAAAAGTAGCTCCCGCATGGCTCACTATATCCAATGCACTGTCCGATAACGGTTTCATGGCAACCGCCCACTGAACATAATACGCTGCCTTTCATGACAAGCACCTCCGATAATCTTTAGAATATTCATACCATATGCTTCAAGCTAATACAACAGGAAAATATCACGCTGCGTTATTGATGGACCTTTTTTGCTAGTACTTCCACTTCATCAGCGCCCGTCTCTTCTCATCAATCGCAATCCCAATATAAATCAGCGTGATGCTTTCCTTGCTGTGGTTAAACAGATCCATCAGCATGGCGATATCCCGCGTGCGCATGTAGTAATGGTACCCGAACGTTTTCCTGAGCGAATGGCACGCAAAGGGATAGCCCAGGTCGCCGATCTCCTTGATGGCCTGCACATAGTTATACGCCGTCTTCCGGCTGATGTGCGTTATGCGCCCCTTGGGGTCGCGCTGGCGGCTCTGGAAGATGTACTCGTCGTCCGCCATGCCCTTGAGGCGCTGGCGAACGATCTTTTGCAGTTCCTGCGGGATAGGCAGCTCGATCCGCTTCTTGGTTTTCTTCTCGCGGATGATGAACACCTCGCGCCCGCGGATGTCGCCCACCCGCATCACGATCATGTCGCTGATCCGGCGCGCAAGGTAGATGCCGATTTCAAACAGCAGGTATTGCTTGCGCCCGATGTCCGTTGTAAGCGCCGCAAGCTTCGCTTCGATCTCCTTGATTTTGTCCCTGTCGCGGATGGGTTCCACGCTGATCATCCTGCACGCCTCCCGCCTGTTGGCTTACCCGTTTTGCCTATACTGTGTAAGGTTGGGTTGCCCGCTTATTCCTTTGCCCATGCCGTTTTCTGGCTGGTGCATCTGCATCTTACCCGTGGGCATATTTTCGGGTAAGGTTGGGCAAATTCCCAAACGTCTGTTAATTTGCCGCATGGTTCGCAGCCACCAAAACCCAAAAAGAGAGCCGCACCCGTCAGGGCAGCGGCAAACAAACCTTCCTATTGTATGCTGTTCTCGTAGCGCCTAACGATCTCATCCTCGTCCATGTCACCGTAGTCGAGCACGCAATCGTTACGGCCTGCGGTTTCAACCGACTTGCAAAGCAGCGTATTGCGCCGGATGCCAAGCCCGATGGTGTGGATGAATTGTAGCGGCACATGGGCGGCTTCAAGCTTCGCCTCATACGCCGCCATGTGGCGGGCGAACACCCTGCCGCGTTGCGCCTTGGGCAGCGCTTGCAGGTAATCGCGCAGCGTGATTGTATCCACCTTCATGTCCCTCCGTTCAGCGTTTCCGGCGTCAGGTAGTCCGCATCGATATACCCACCGTCCACCTTGGCCCATTGCACCCCGTCCGCATCGGTGAACCAGCCGGTTACCATCACCTGTTTGCCCTTGCCGAGCTTGCGCACCGTGTCCCCGTTGGGCAGCTGGCGCAGGCGCAGCTTGCCCGCCGTGGTGGTGTAGGGCTGCGGGTCCGCGGGCGGCTCATCGCTCAGGTACTCGATCCGGCAGTAGCCAAAGTCGCCCGCGCGGCTTACCTCAGCCCAGCCGTCCTGCCGTACATCGTCCACGATCAGGGCTTCGCCCCGCTCCATCACGAAGAGCACCTCGGCCTTCAGGCGTGGGTGCGTGCGCACGTTCAGCACGCTGCCCACCTCCACCAGCACATAGGCGGCGCGCTCGTCGGCCAGCGCCGCAGGCGCGGCCAGCATCAGGCAGGCCAGCAATGCCGCCAACATCCTGCGTGTGTTCATGCCCTGCTCCCTCCCTTGGATTCATCACCGGCCACGGGCTCGCCCTCGCAGGCCGCCGTCATCGGCCAGATGGGCACCCAGCCTTGTGCAGCAGCGTAAAAATTGAGCGCCGTTTGCGCCTCGTCGAATGTCGCCCGCCACGGCAGGTGGCTGGATCGCACCGGCTGCCATGGCCCTGCCCCTTGGCGGTAGTATGCCTTATAGCGATCCCGCATCGGGCTTTTACGCACCTTCACGCAGCGCCTGCCCGCTAAAAACACCATCACGAAGCGGCAGGGGAAGTGTTCGTCCGTGACCGGATCGGCGTTCAGCAGCGTGCAGCGGGTGCTGCGGCTGCCTGCCTCACTGGGGCACATGGTGCATCGCGCGACCAGCCGTTTCAATCGCCTCACCCCTTTCCCCCTGCGGTTCGCTCATGCGGTAGAGCCGCTCGTCCAGCGCGTACATTGCCGCGCGGTATACCACGTTGTCGCGCAGGCGCTCCACGCGCCGCCTGTCGGTGCCCATGGCCGCCGCCACCAAGTCGATGCCCGCCGTTTGGCCGTAAAAGAGCGCAAACAGCTTGCCCTCGGTAGCGTCCGCAAACCATGTGCGCGTGCGCTCGACCACGCGCAGCCAGCGGCGGGCGCGGTTCACTTCCGGCGTGCCGTCCACAAGTTTCAGCGCCTTTCGGCTGACGGGGTCGCCCGTGGTGCCGATGCTGCGCGCCATGGGCTGGGCGAAATCCACCCCGCCCGAAGCGTGCAGCACGTCCTGCTCGTGCTGGCGGATGATGTCGCGCATCAAAGCTTCACGGTGCAGGTGCCACTCAATCAGCCGGTAGGTGCCCCTGTCCAGCGGTTTAGACACAGTCGTTTTCCTCCTCCAGCCCCATGTTCACCGCCGCGGTATGCAGCCAGCCGCTCACGTAGGCCGCATCCTTGATGCCGTCCAGCGCCACCAGCACCTGATCCGGCGACATGCCCCGCTCGATGTAAAAGCAAATATCCTCATTGGCCCTGCCGCTGATGCCCGTGCAGCCCAGCGTGTCCAAAATGTTCTGAGCCACGGCGTGCCTCGCGCGCGCGTCTGTGCGCCAAGCCTGGTTGTAGTAGATTTTTTTACCCGTATCGAGTACGGCTTGCTGATTCGTCTGGTTTATATTTACCGTAATATCCCCCATGCTGCCCCCTGCGTTGCCCCCTGTGTTACCCCATGGGTTGCCCCCTGCGTTGCCCCCTGTGTTACCCCTAGAATTGCGGTAACTTTCCGCGTTTTCCACCAGCGGGGTGAAGTAGCGCATTTTGTACTGCGGCATGTCCGCGTTGCGCTTGCCTTTCAAATACTCAAACAGCGGCGGGTTGTGCTTGGCGGGGTTGATCATGTCGGCGCGCACCTGCAACAGTGTGTTTTCCGAAAACGGCACCCACGAGAGGATTTCTTTATTCGCTATGCGGACAAACCCGTCTGACCAAACGAAACCGTTCCGGCTTGCGCGTTCATTCATGATCGTGAACAGGGCATACCAGAGCAACTGTTCGTTTCCAGTGTATCCGTTGTCCCTTGCATGTCGGGCAAATGACTCCCGCTCGGTGATGTAGTTGACGTACATATAAACCATGCCCTTTCAAGCGTTGTGGGGTGCCACGGTCAGCCGCCCGCCACCTCCTGCAGGCCCTGCGCCACCCGCAGCACAAACGCCCCATCCGGCCCCATGAGCGTGCGCGGCGCGTACTTGCCCTTTTCGTGTCGCAGCAGGATTTCCGCCTCGGCGCGGGCGGCGGCGGTGGTCACGTTGGTCAGGCGGTTGCCGTTTTTGTCGATCCGCTTCAGGATGCTGTCCAGCATCTGCTGGCGCGCGTCCGTCAGCGCCGCGCCATAATCCTGATCAAAGCACAGCCACCCGCGGCAGATCAGCTTCAGCCTGCACACCGTGCCCTTGGGGATGGGCGTGTTCTCGCTGGCATAATCCGGTGCCATCACCGCGTGCTGCATCGGGTAGCAGATCAGACTCACGATCCGCACCAGCGGGTTCACGCGCAGCTCGTCGGTTTCCACCTGCGCTGCCTCGGCGGTGTACATGTCGTGAATGTCGGGGTCCCATACGATCACCTTTTCACCTGCGGTCAGCATCGCCATGCTCCTTTCACGCGCCCAGCGCGTCCACATACTGCGGCACCCGCGTGCCGGACCGGTTCACATATCGGGCAAACTCGGGCTGCCAGTCCACCTCCACCGTGCCCACCGGCCCGTTGCGCTGCTTGGCCACGATGATCTCGCCGGATGTGCCCGCGCCATCCGCGCCACCCTGCGCGGCGCTCTGGTAGTAGCCCTCGCGGTGGAGAAACAGCACCACATCCGCATCCTGCTCGATGCTGCCGCTGTCGCGCAGGTCGCTAAGCATCGGGCGCTTGTCCGCGCGGGCCACGTTGGCGCGCGCCAGCTGCGAGCAAGCCAGCAGCGGCACCCGCAGCTCCAGCGCGATGGCCTTTAGCGCACGGCTGATGTCGCTCACCTCCACCTGCCGGTTTTCCGCGCGCCGGTCACTGGCCATCAGGCCAAGGTAATCCACCACAATCAGGTCAAGGCCATGCTCCAGCATCAGCCTGCGGGCGCGGCTGCGCACCTGCGACGGGGTCAGGCCTGGGGTATCGTCGATGTGGATGTGGCAGCTGCTCAGCTGGTTCAAACAATCGCCGATCCGCACCCAGTCCGCATCGCTCAGCATCCCGCCGCTGATCCGCTGCATGTTGATGCCCGCCGCCCCGCACAGAATGCGCAGGCCGATTTGCTCGCGCGGCATTTCCATGCTGAAAACGGCGATCCGCTTGTGCGTGTGCATGGCCGCAAACAGCGACACGCCCAGCGCCAGCGATGTTTTGCCCATGCCTGGGCGCGCGCCCACGATCACCAGCTCGCCCCCGTGCAGGCCAGTCAGCATCCGGTCAAGGTCATACAGGCCGGTTGGCACGCCCGCCAGCCTGCCGCGCAGGCGGCTCATCTCCTCCACCTTGTCGAAGGTGCGCATCAGCACCGCGTCCAGCGGTTGCAGCGCATCGCCGCCGCTGCCTGCGGCAGCCAGCTCCATCAAGGCGCGCTCAGCATTGCGCAGGATGGTTTCGGGTTCTTCCTGCGCGCCCGCGCACTGCTCCTCGATCCGCCTGCAGGCGCTGATCAGCTTGCGAAGCATCCCCTTTTCACGCACGATCTTCACATAGCTGGCCGTGTTGGCCGTGGTGGGCACAAAGCGGTACATGGCGATCAGCGCGGCGGTGCCGCCCACGCCCGCCAGCGTGCCGCGCCGCGAAAGCATATCGGCGGCGGTCATCATGTCAATGGGCGTGCCCGCGACGTGCAGCGCCCGCATGGCCTCGAACACCTCGCGGTGTTCCGGCTTGTAGAAGTCGTCCGCGGCAAGCGTGTCAAACACCGTGGCGGCAACGCCCGCGTCCTGCAAAAGCGCGCCCAGCACGCTGCGTTCCGCTTCCTCGCTGTGAGGTGGGGCAAAGCGGGCAAGTTCTGCCGTATCCATGGGCGGTATCCTCCTTTGCGCGTGGTGGTCAGGCGGGCGGGTACTTCCGGCGCAGCTCGCGCACCAGCTTGAAGCTGCTCCATGCCCGCACGAAGGAAACCGCCGCCGCCAGCGACACGGCGGGGATGTCGCCCACCGCCGCCACGGTGAAGCCCGCTTTCAGCTCGCGGCTGATGGCCTCCCGCAGCCGCCTGCCGCACGCGGCATAGGGCAGGCGGTTCTCATCGCACAGAACGGCGGCACGCTCGCCAATGGCGCGGCTCAGCATCCGCGCCTGCGCGGTGGTGATGGTCACGCGGCTTTCGATGATTTTTTGTAACCTGCGGTTCTGCTCGTCCAGCGCCGCCAGCATCCGCGCGAATTCCGCAAGCATTACCTGCATGGCCGCGGCGTTCTGTTGCTGGAGTGCCGCCAGCGCGCTTTGCTCCGGCACCTGCGCGGGGATCATGCCCTTCTCATCCGTCATGGTCTATGGCCTCCTATCCGGCGTGGGGGTACGCGCCAAGGGGAAGTCATCCCCTTACTCCACATGTGCATCAGCGGCGGGGTACGTGAGCGGCGCGCCTTGGATGGCCTTGCGCGCTTTGGTGCACAGCTCCTCCACCGCTTGGATGCAGCGCAGGTGTTCGCCCCGTTCGCCTTCATCCGCCAGCCCCGTGCTCACCCCCAGCGTGGTCAGCAGGTAGCCGCGCGCCAAAAAATCAGCAGCAGCCTGCTTGAAACCGGCCAGGCCGCCACTGTCCCCTTTTTCCTGCGCGGATTCGCGCAGCAGATCGGCCCGCGCTTTGCGCAGGTCGGCCTCCATGCGGTCGGCAGTTTCATTTGCTTCGCGCAGGTCGGCTTGCAGTTGTTCATAGTCGGGCGGCAGCACTTCCACTATCCGCTCCACCTCCAGCGTGGTGATGGTCGTCGGCGTATCGGCAAGCGAGCGTTCCAGCGAGGCGATCCGCTCCTGCGCCTCGGCATACTGGTCGTTTAACTTCTCATACAGCCCGTTGGCGTTGTTCGCGACGCGCTGCGCGTTGGTGGCCTCCTGCGCCTTGGAGGCGATGGCGGCTTCCGCATCGGCGGTGATCCGCTCAAGGTTTTCCCTGTGGGCAGCCTGCGCCTTGGCCAGCGCATCCCTTGTGTCGGCGGCTTCCTGTTGCAGCCGCTCCATATCTTCACGCAGCTGCCGCACGCTCATGGCCTGCACGTCGTGCTCCGCGGCGTATTTCTCCCGTTGCGCGGGGGAAAGCGCCAGCAGCATCACCGCGGCGCTTTGCTTCATCTCCGCCAGAAACGGGGTTTCCTGTACGCCGGTGTGCAGATTCATCAGGTTGTTGGCCGTGGTTTGGCTCAGGTCGGTGTGCGCTTTCAACCAGTCCATGAAGGCCCCGTGCGGCAGGCGCTTTTTGGCGCTGATCAGCATCCCGCCCAGCAGCCAGCCGTTCAGCTGGATGTTCTGCTCGCAAACGCGGATGCTGGTGGGCATATCCTCCATGCGGATCAAGTCAAAGTCCACGGTCGGGCTCATGGCTGGGGTTTGGGCGGGTGCATCGGTAGGCGGGGTTTCCTGCGCGCGGATGGCGGTGGCGGGCTGTTCGTTCATGGTCTCGCTCCCTTCATGAATGGTCGTTCGGGTTCCCAATTGGAGCGGCGGGCAGGGGTCGAACCTGCACTTCCGAAGGGATAATTCCGGCGCGCTGCCGTTGCGCTACCGCCGCAGGGCGCGGGCCACAGCCCGCGCGGGGTATTGGGTCAGGCAATCACCACAACCGGCACGTCCGCCAGCATATCGCGCAGCCAGCCGCCGATCATGCGCACCGCGTCCACCTTCCAGGCGGCGCTGTCCGCTTCAAACAGAGCAATCTCCGCGCCGCCCGTGCCCTTGCGCACGCGCAGGATGAACGGGCTGCTGGGTTGCTCGATCTCGGGGAAAATGCGGTGCGGGGCCAGCAGCACGGGGTTGATGATCTGCATGTCGTTGATCAGCGTGATGCCGTCCTTCACGGTCACCTTTTGGGTCACGCCATCGTCGGCCAGTTCCGCTTCCGCCTGCATACGGATGTTTCCGGCGATCCGCAGCACGTTAGCGCGGTTCTCGCCGTCGTCAAAGTGGGTCTGCACCATCACGCTGAAGCGTTCCTGATCCATGTAGTCGTTGAGCATCATCCGCGGGCGCTCAAACGTGCACACCGCCAGCAACGCGCGGCTGCGCTCCTCGCCGTGCACGGGCGTCCAAACCTCCACGCGGGTGGGGTCGGTCACGATCAGATGCAGGTGGTCATAGCGGGCAAAGTGCGCGTCCACGTCCGCTTTCAGGTACTCGACCAGGCCGGTAAGCGTAAAGATGCCCTTGAGCTCGCGCGGGTCAGGCTGCTCATAGGGGGCGATACGCTCCAGCCCTAGGGTGTTCACATAGGTCGCGCCGTTGATCTGCCGCACGGTGTAGTCGCGGCTCTTGCAGCCCAGCTCGTACAGAAAGCGCATCGCGTCGCCTTCCAGCGGGTACGTGGCGGGCAGGTCGTTTTGCACCAGCATCGCTTCGCCGGTTTCCAAGGGCTTGTTTTCCATGGCGGGTTCCTCCTTGCTGTTTTGGGTGGGCGGTTACTTCTGGCCCGCGAAGCGCAGCACGTTCGCGCCGGTTGCGCCGGTCATGGCGGGCTGGGCCACGTCTTCGATGTCCACCTGTCCGGCCAGCTGATCCGCGCTTTCAAAGGCCATCACGCGGCCCTTGTCGTCACGCTCCAGCAGGCAGGTTTTGCTGATGGCTTCCGGCGCAGCCAGCTTGTGCTTCACGTCGAAGTGCAGGCCGATGGTCTTGCGCTCCGCATCCGGCGTGACCGAAAGCGTGATGGTGATCTGCCGTTTGGTTTTCACGTTGGTGTTGGGGTCGATGGCGTTTTTGAGCACCTGATCTAGCGCGTCGCGGAAGCGCTGCTTGGCCGCGCCGCCCATCAGGTTGTCCAGGCTGTCGATTGCTTTGAGGGGCATAGGGTTCTCCTTTCTGTGGCGAGTGGTTCAGGTCACATGGCAGCGGGCCTCGGGGCCTGCCCCCGATATGGTCTTTGCCTGCCCGCTTGTGCCCGCCACATTCTGCGGCGGGCGGGGCGCTGGTTGGCACATCCTTCGCCCAAGAGCCTTTCGTTTTGCTTTGGTTGGGTGGGTATCGGGCGCGCTGGCTAGGTGCCCGTTGCGCTGGTGTGGCGGCGCGTATGCTGCTGATCCATGCTGCTCCCTTCCCGCCTTGCGGCGTATGGGTTGCCCTGGCTCTGGCACCAAGGCTTGGCCTGCGGCCATGGAGGCGACGTCAGGCTTTGAACCTGAACGGGTCAAACCGCCCGCCGATCACGCGCGTCGCCCTGTGGATGTAGTTGCCGCAATGGCTGGTTTTGCCACGGCAGGCGCAGTAGGGATGGTGGATGCAGGTGTCGCACTGGCTGCTTTCCGGCGCGGAGGCGGCGGGTGGGGTGGGGGATGCTTCCGTCGCCTCGCGGGTGGGGGCGAAATCGTGCGTCATGGCAGCCGCCTCCAGATCAGGCCCACGGTGATCATCAGCAGGCACAGCATCGCAAACGCCGCGCACAGCATCCATTCCAGCCGCTTCACATGCCTTTGCAGGGCTTGTTCGGTTTGGGCGGCGCGCTTGCTCACGGTGCGCAGGGCGGTTTCGGTATGCCGCTGCTGCAAGGTGAGGTTGTGTTGGGCGCGATAGAGCTGGCTGGAGGTGGGGTTAGCAACAGCGGGTTGGGGCAGGGGTTGTGTAGCGGCCATTGATGTAAAGGAAGTGGGGTAATGGTTCATCATGATCCGCCCTCCTTGAGTTGCATGGTCAGGCGTTGCAGCAGTTCCGCGCCCGCCTGAATCATCTGCTTGAGCTCCGCCACCGAGCGGCCCAGCAACTGCTGGTCATCCACGCGCCCGTCCACCGCGTCGCGCTCCAGCGCGTCCTGCAAGGCGCGCACATCGTCCATTTCGTGGCGCAGCTTCATGGCCATCACAGGCAGGCTATAGTCGTCTGAGCCGATATAGCGGCGGCGGTAGCTGTCGTAGTTGGACAGCATCCAGCGGTGCCAGATCAGCGGGTCGCCCAGCGCGTCGGCGATCCGGTCCACCTCGTCGGGGTGGGGCAGGGTCTCGCCGGTTTCCCACCGCTCCAGCGTGCTTTCGCTCACGCTCACGAGGGCTGCCAGCTTCCAGCGCGGCATTTTTAGCGATTCACGGGCTTTTTTCAAGTCCAAATTGGTGAATTCTGACACGTTGCTCCGCCTCCGGTTCTGGTATTATCAGGGTGGGTCAGGGGTCGGGCGTGAAAGGGGGCGGGTTTTGATCGGACACCCCACCGCTGGCCTGTGGTTTCCAGCCCATGTATTCCAAAAACTTGCGCTTGGGAAACTTTGGGCGGTTACCGCTGAAGGGCACATCGAAGGGAAACTGCTTGTGACGGGCCATGATCACCGGCGCGTACAGGGTCACGCCCAGCACGGCGGCTACCTCGCTGGTTTTCAGATACTCGCGGCGCAGAGCAGCCAGCTCGTCCAGGGTGGGGGGCAGGGTTTTGTTCATCGGCTATCCTCCTTCAGGCATGAAGCCCGTTATGCGTTAGGCCATTGCACCCTTGCGGCCAGAAGCCCCATCATCCACGCAAGCGTGTTCATGCGCTGGACGGGGTTCATCTGCGCAAAGAGCTCGTTCACCTTGCGCTGCTCCTCGGTTTTGAGGGGCTCCTGCTTGGGTTCGGGTGGGGTGGGGGTCGGGGTGGTTTGCATGGGGTACCTCCGTTGATTAAGTAATCTATATGTGGTAAAATTGCTAAACAATGGTAGGGATGGGGGCGTTCATGATGTTGGGCGTTGTGGAGATAGTCGCATCTGTCGCGGGGGTTTTAGGCTTCTTCATATCCCTGTTTCTTTTCATACGTGACTTATATCGAAATGCGTTATCGTACAAGATATCCGATGCTGTCTACACATCGCTTGATGCAGAGCGTTTACAAAATGGCGTTTTATGTATTTCTGTATACATTCGATTCTGCTTAAGAAATGGGTCACATAGACCTGTATCTGTTACATCCATTGATTTCGCACCTGATGCCGAACATCGCTTTCAATGCTATCGACGTAAATGGCTATACTTGGGATTCGGCAGCAAGGATGGAAATGCACGTTGGTGGACTACAACCCTCCCGATCAATCTATCTCCACAGGAATCAAGAGATATTCTTGTTTTTTTCCCGGTACCAGTTGAACTTGTGCAATCACTTCATCTTCCGAAGGATGATACCCTAGAGGGATATCCACACACGCGAACACCCGTAAAACAGGAAGATCATAAAGCAGATAGCGACGATCAACGGACTCTGGAATTTGATCTGTACTTATATGGTGGGCGGCGTGTTCGAATTCCAGTTCGAGCGCGCTTGGGATATGTCGCTGATGACGTAAAACCTCTTGAGCACGCTGCTGCTTTGGGGGGTGACGATTAAAACGGGGCTTCATTGGTTCCACTAGTTCCTACCTCCCTTCTCGACCCGAATCGTAATTGTACAAGCACAGTATAGCATGATAATGTTGTATGACAAGTACGTTCTTTCAAGAAATGTTGTTGACCAATTACGCACCGTTTGATATACTGCAAAATGAGGTGATATCTTTGTCAGAGTTGCATGAGCGCGTTCGCATGGTACGTGAACACTCAAAACTGTCGCTATCAAAGTTTGGCGACCGACTTGGGGTGAGTAAAAGCGTGATTGCAAACCTCGAATATAACAAGGTGCAACCGCCCGAACCGATGATTCGGGCAATTGCATTTGAGTTCGCTGTGAATTATGAATGGTTAAAGACCGGCAAGGGGTCAATGGCTGTAACAGCTGAAGAATCAGATGTTGCCGCCCTTACCAACATCATGACTGGCGACGATGAGTTTGCAAAAAGCTTGTTCCGCGCATTCGCCCGCCTTGGCCCCAACGAATGGCGTATGCTACGCAATTTCATGGAAGAGGTAATACTCGATACTGATACGACTGAGTAGAAAATGAGCCGCTTTTCACGGCTCATTTTTCCTTCAGGTACAGGGCTTTGACCACCTGATATATGTAGGTGAGTGCCTTTGGGTCTTGGATGTCTGCCAGCATATCCGTGATGGTCTGCTTGATATCTTCCATTGGCACCCCTCCCGATTGGAACGAACGTTCCTGTTAGACTTGCTTATCATACAGTGTTCGGCGAACGGTGTCAAGTTCAAGATGTGGGTGTTTTCTTCTATTTGTGCCTATATATAGGGATATACAAAAGATTTCATCTATGATATTATATTACATATTTGGCTTAATAATGGTGGAGTTAAATATTGGGATCATCTACTCGTGTCAATAATGAACATAATGTATAGTTCATATCTAGTCATTTTTGCATTTTGCTTGTTTGATTGATAAAGGTCAACCAATCAAGGTATATAGCATATTGGTATCATTATTACATAATTTGATTATATTGCTTGAAATATAAATGCTTTTGGAGGCTTATATGCTGGATTCAGAAAGGTGTCTTATCGATGTACTAAGAGACAAATCTCCGATTCTATTACTAGGCGCTGGGTTTTCTTGTGGAGCTCAGGATGGGGAAAACAGACCCATCCTTATTGGGAAAGAATTGGCTCGCGAATTGTTTGATAAAATTTTATCAAAGGCCAGTATAGATGCGGGTGAACTGGAGGAATTAAGAAAACATCGTGACGACCTAAGGCAAGTCTGTGTAGATATTTATGACGAAAGCCTTGTTAAAGAAAGAGATGTTCTATTAATCAAACGAATGTCAGGATGCCATTGCCCAAAGGATTCCTTTCATCATAAAATTAAGAAATACCCTTGGAGCTATATCTTTTCTTTGAATATTGATGACTTGGTTGAGAACATTTACGGTTCGAAAAAGATCTCTGTTCAAATCAATGGTGGATATACACAAGCCGACAACGGTTCGCCAGTTTTACTCAAGTTGCATGGCTCTGTTACTGAACCGCAAAAAGGGTTCGTCTTTGACAGTGATGAGTATACGAAGTTTATGGCAAGTAGTAATTGGTTGTTAACGCTTTTCGGAACAGAGTACTTAATGCGTGATGTTATCATAATTGGATCTGAGTTTCAAGAAGATGATTTACGCCTTATCCTAGAGAAGTTTCGCGGCATGACAGGGGTAACAAAAGATCTCAATTACTTCTTTGTGACACCAAAGATTAGCAATCGATCATTAAGGAGAAAAATTGAAACAACAAGTAATATGCATCATATTGAATTCACTGCCCAAGAGTTCTTCGATTTCATCGAGAAAAATGTAATCAACGTTGGAGAGCAGAGAAAAAGATTCCGAGACTATGGCATGGTATTTCTTGATGAGAAGAAACGTGAGCAACTTGGTAATATGTCTGATGTTGCGAACCTATATTTGGGTGAAATCCCACGATATCATGATATTTTTGGGGACTGGGATATCCGATACCCTGATTTATCTGATCAAGTTCATAAGCAGATTCAGAGTAAAAGGATATCAATCGTTTCATTATATGGAAACCCATATGTTGGGAAAAGCTGCATCGCAATGAGATTATTAGTAGATTTTTTGAATGAGGGTTACCAAGCCTGTGAGTTAAAACTAGATTTATCATTAAACGCACCTACATACTTGCGAATCATCGAGGACTATTTATCATCTGTTAATAAGGATAGCAGAGTTGCTATTCTATTAGAGAATTGCTCAATTCTATATGATGGAATACGGAACATCACAAAGTCATGTTCACCAAATGTTCAAAAACTCGTTGTGGTTACGACTGCAAATACATCCGATCATAATGTGAAGAAGTATCTTTTCGACAATATTCCTCAGTGGAGCGAATATTATGTTACCGAAAAAATTAGTCACAGGTATGCGAATAACATATATCAAAAATTATCTCAAAAGAATCATTTGAATAAGCTCAGCGCATATGGGTCATCGCGCCAAGATATTGCCAAACATATACATTCTCTCAATGATATTGTAGATGTTCTATATGTGTCCCAGGAGGGTCGTGGGTTTTACCATTATTATGCTGAATGGCTCAAGACTCGATCCAAAGGTATATATCAAGATGCATTCACATTATTATCATTCTTCTCACAAATTCATCTGGATAGAATGCCTGTTGTTTTGTTTTCGGAGATATCCCAAGGCATATCTACGCATTTTGATTTCGCCACCTTCCAACAGGAATACTGTGATGTAATCCGTATTCAAGATGGTAGTATTCGCATACGATGCAGTAGACTTTTAAACAAGGTATTATCCAACGAAGTTGGAATAGGTTCCATACTGATGATTCTTGCAAATAGCGCACAAATAGTTGGTAAAAACCTACAGGATCAAGAGGTTTCGGTTCGGAGTGATTTGTATCAGAAGCTGCTTAAGGTTAAAGTATTACTTGATGTTGGCTTATCGAAGCACCAAGTCTTGCAACTCATGAATCAAGTCAAACCATTAAATAAGCACCTTAGCTATTTTTGGATACAATTTGGAATAATCAATCGTGATCTCGAGTACTTTGAGGAAGCGAACAACGCATTTCGTGAAGCAGCAAGAGTAAGAGGACGTCCATCGTATCAAATCCAGCATTCAGAGGCAAAAAATTACATGGAATGGGGCATCTGGGAGCTTCATAATCATGAATCACAAGCATCCTTCATATTTGATCAAGGTAAAGAAAAAATGATGGTGTTAATAAACGAAGCTCCTCATAGATATTTCTCTTACTCAGTACATACTTATATCGACATGATGCTTCGTTATAGTAATACTTCAAAGATTAGGCTTTCAGAAGATGAAGTCCAATACATTTCTGAATTGATGAAATCTCTTTTGTATAGCGTTCGCGATGATTATTCCACATCAATCTGCCGTAATTTCATCAACATATATCGGAATGATATGAAGAATGATGATATCACGGCAATTGAGTTCCTACTTGCCTCTCGAGGAACACCACATGGCATGATTGATCATACTCTCGACTTCGATATGTTAAGTGATGATATTGACGTATCATCTAGATAGGCTATAGCATTGCAAAAAGAAATTTCGAACGCAGGTGAACTCAACCTTTTGACATGTATAAGATGCCATATATCCATACCCGAAGGTTCCGCCTTCAGCAACTGGTGTGGTACAGCACAGGAAGTCAAACGCTAAAAACGTCTGTTCGGCAACAGCCTGAGTACCGTTTACAAGCATAGCCGCACTTGAACCGCGAAGGTGCTCCTTGACGGACAATATCATATGTGACTATACTTAACTGCCCACACATTGTTTGAAATGAAAGCCACATGCCAAGTGCAACCCTGAAACGCCGCCCTGATGGCCGCTACGTGACCCGCTACAAAGGTTAGGAACTTTGCGACGATACCCAGTCCGAAGCCTTGCCGCCCGCGACGCCTACCGCAAAGTGCCTGTACAGGGCTTAAGGTGGGATTCGTTTGGTTCTTTTGAATGATGAGTATTCCCATAATGTTTTCGTGTATGATAGTGAAGGTAAACATTGAGGTTGGTGTAGACAATCGTGGAATGTAAGAAATGCCTCAAACCCATTCCCGAAGGTTCCGCCTTTTGCAACTGGTGCGGTACCGCGCAGGAAACCAAACGCCAGAAGCGCCTGCGTGGCAACGGCCTAGGCACCGTCTATAAGCGTGGCCGTACTTGGACTGCGAAGGTGATCCTCGGCTGGCGTGCTGATGATGGCAAGCTGTTGCCCATTTCCACCACCAAAGGCGGCTTTGCCACCAAGCGCGAAGCGATGGACCACCTGCCCGCGTTGCGCGGCGATAAGCAAACCCGCAAAACGCTGGCGGAGTATTGGGACATTTGGGAGCGCGATAACCTGCCCAAGCTCTCGCAATCGAAGCAGACCGCCTACCGTATTGCCTACCGCAAGCTGGGTAAGCTGGTGCACCGCGATATCGCCAAGCTCGATATCAGCGATCTACGCAACGCCGTGGCCGAAAGCGCCACCAGCTTCTACACCGCACGCGATATCAAAACCGTGCTCATGCACCTGTATAAGCTCGCCGGTGCGGATCAGGTGGCCAATGGCGCGCTGCCCTCCTACATTGTCCTGCCGGACAAGCAGGAAACCGAGCAAACGCCCTTTTCCAATGATGAGCTTGTGCGGCTCTGGACGGCCTACAGCGACGGCGATACCTTTGTGGGGTACATCCTGCTGATGATCTATTCCGGCATGATGCCTGGCGAACTGCTGGGCGCGCGTAAGGCCATGGTCGATCTGGATGGGCAGCGGATCATCGGCGCGGGTATCAAAACCCACGAGCGCAAGAAGTCAGATATCGTGATTGCGGATTTCATGTTGCCGATTGTTGCCTCGCTGCTGGAGTACAGCAAGGGTGTCAAGCTGCTCAGCATGAACAAGGATAACTTCTACACCGCATACTATGACGCGCTGGAGCGCTGCCAGTGCCGTAAATTGCCGCCGTATTCCTGCCGCCACACCACTGCCACGGCGCTGGCCATCGGCAATAACATCGCCCCGTCCATCATCCGCAAGGTCATGCGCTGGAGCACCACCCGCATGTTGGATCGCTACGCGCACGCCACATCACAGGACGCTTTAGGGGCGGTCAATGTACTTGCACCCGCTATCAACAAAGTATCAACAGACACCGATGAAATGGCTTAA